TCCCACTGACCTCTATAGCTGTCAAACAGAAGGCGGGCGGGTGGATAAAGCTGGGAACTTCAAAGTGATGATATGGCACTCCATATCAGAGCATGGGGAAAACGGAAGCCATGTCAGCACAGACCGTTATGTGTTCTTCGATGGCAGCAATCTTGAGCCTTGGATGGAGAAAACCAAAACAACGTCAAGAGACTCTGTTACAGGGGAATCCCATACTTCGGAAAGCAGATGGAGCGCACCGGATTACAGTGTCCGCTATCCGCTCCATGATGGAATGTATATGCGCTTTCCTGCAAATCTGGATTATCTTATCTCCGGGAAAAAGTATATTTCAAAGATTTACAGTGCAAAGGATGAGCTGCTTATGGAACTGGAAACGAATCCAACTGCCCGTACAAGTCTCTGCCCACTGGGACAGGGGAAATATCTGGTCAGCACGGGATCGCCCTTATATTTATGGAAAGCCGGTCAGCTTACGCAGCTGCTGCGTGGATGCTATAACTACCGTCTGCGCAGGATGAGCAATCTCAATAAATGGAAAAAGGCAGGAGGTGTCTGATATGGATCAGATTTTAACAATACGTCTGTATGCGGCGGGCATTGGCATCGTAGTCGGGGAGTTCCTTGGCAGCTTCGACGATCTGCTTTATGCCCTTGTTGTGTTTGTGGTAACGGACTACATCACTGGTGTTCTCCGTGCGATTGTGGAAAAGAAACTGTCGAGTGCGATAGGCTTCAAGGGGATTTGCAAGAAAGTCTGCATTTTCACCCTTGTGGGCGTGGCAAATGTGTTAGATGTTCACATTATTGGAAGCGGATGCGTCCTGCGTTCCGCCGTGATCTTCTTCTACATCTCGAACGAAGGAATCTCGATCATCGAGAACGCAGCGCGGATGGGGCTTCCCGTTCCGCAGAAATTGCAGGACATGATGCATAGTCTTAAAAATCAGTAGGATACATAACAACTTCAACGCCCGGCGGCTTACCGTCGGGTTATTTTTATGCCCGCAAAGGTGACCACAAGAGCCGGTTTTGTCCGCTGTTCCATGAAGGGAGATGTAATGCAATGACTAGGGAAGAAGGAATACGGGAAATGACGTATCAGATGGTGATGCGTGCTTCATGGAAAATGTTGCAGAGCGGGCTTTTGTCAGAGGACGAGTATCTTGCGTTTGAAGCGAAAATGCGCGAGAAATATCGCCCCGTCATCGGGCTTCTATTTTCAGATATTGACTTGCTATCGTGCGGATAGTACGGGAATATGGGACTGAAAAGGAGGGAGCACCATGAAGATACGAAGAGTCCAACCAAACCCGACATTGCAGAAAAAGCTGCGTGTGGCTGCGTATGCCCGCGTCTCTGTGGACACGCTTCACCACTCCCTTGCAGCGCAGGTCAGTTACTACAGCAGTCTCATCCAGAAGAATCCCGCATGGGAATACGCAGGCGTGTATGCGGACGAAGGTATCACAGGCACAAGTACCACGCATCGGACGGAGTTCAAACGGCTGATCGCCGACTGCAACGCCGGGAAGATTGATTTGGTGCTCGTTAAAAGCATCAGCCGTTTTGCCCGTGACACCGTGGATTGCCTTCATACCGTCCGACAGTTGAAAGAGAAGGGGATCGTCGTCCGCTTCGAGAGGGAGAACATTGATTCCATGTCCGAGGACGGAGAACTCCTCTTGACGCTGCTCGCATCCTTTGCTCAAGAAGAGAGCAGAAGCATTGGCGACAACATCCGATGGGGTGTGCGGCGACGATTCGCCGAGGGGATTCCGAACGGGCATAAAGCACCATATGGCTACACATGGGACGGAGAGGTGTTCCGCATTATCCAAGCAGAGGGCGGGATCGTAAAGGAAATTTACCGCAGATACCTTGCTGGAGAATCCGCATACGCCATCGCCAAGACACTCGCGGGGTGCGGAATCACAGGACGGCAGGGGAGACCCATCGAGCAGACCACGGTAAAGGATATTCTCTCCAACATCTCCTACACGGGCACAATGGTGCTGCAGAAGAACTACATCAGCGAGGGACATATCCGCAAACGGAATAAAGGCGAACTGTCCATGTATCTGGTGGAGGGAATATTCGAGCCGCTCATAAGCCGAGATGACTTCGACAAAGCACAGGAGATACGAAAACTGAGAACCGAACAGGCTGTGAATCGGAATCCTGTGTTATTGCCATTTTCCGGAATGGTGAAATGCGGATGCTGCGGCGGCGGCTTCAGCAGAAGAACTGCCGGGAAGTACAGACGGTGGGGCTGCAACACAAGAGAGCGGAAAGGTAGGGAATCCTGTGACAGCCGTCCGATCAAAGAGGAGGAGCTTGTGGCTGCGGTCAGAATCGTCATGGAGAAGGATGATTTCGATACCGTTGAACTCAAGCGCAAGGTGTCCAAGATTGTCATTCACGGTGATTGCGTAGAGTTTCACCTAACAAATGGCCGCATAAAAAAGACTGCCCGAATCTACAACGGGCAGCGCGGCAGCAATCCCTTCACCAACAAAGTGTACTGCGCCTCCTGCGGCAGCAAGTGTGAGCGTGACACTTGGACGAGGGGAACTAAGGTGTGGGCTTGCAGTCAGCTGCGCACAAAATGCGGATTGAAACAGCTGTCCGAATCCGAACTAAAGGAAGCGGCAGAATCCTTCTTCGGCGATGGCTACGAGGGCAAGATCGTACAGAACGTAAAGCGGATTGTCATATCCGATGATGAAGTCATATTTCAACTCAAAGAAGGAGGCGCGTACCGATGGCAAAGACAGTGCGGATGATTCCTGCAACTCCCAGAGTGTTTCGGTCGGAAGTTACGGCAGAACCAAGACGGCGCAGGACGGCAGGGTATGCCAGAGTTTCGACCGATCATGAAGAACAGGCTTCCAGTTATGAAATGCAGATGGCTCATTACAAGAACTACATCGAAAGCCGTGCAGACTGGGATTTCGTCGGCATGTATTCGGATGAAGGGATCAGTGGAACCAACACAAAGAAGCGTGACGGGTTCAACCAGATGATCGAGGATGCCCTTGCCGGCAAGATCGACCTCATCATCACCAAGTCCGTCAGCCGCTTTGCGAGAAACACAGTGGATTCGCTCCAAAACGTCCGCAAACTCAAGGAAAACGGCGTAGAGATTTACTTTGAGAAAGAGAACATCTGGACGTTCGACACGCGCGGAGAACTCCTGATCACGATTATGTCCAGCCTCGCTCAGGAGGAGAGTCGCAGCATCTCGGAGAACACCACATGGGGCAAGCGGAAGCAGTTCGCCGAGGGCAAGACCAGTGTGGGCTACAGTGCATTTCTCGGCTATGACAAGGACTTCGAAATCAACGAAGAACAGGCGAAAGTGGTGAAGCTCATTTACAAATTCTTCCTTGGTGGGCGATCCTTCTACGCGATTACCAAGGAACTAGAGAAACGGGGCATCAAATCCCCGTCGGGAAAGGACAAGTGGTACATCTCCACAGTGCGTTCCATCCTCACAAACGAGAAGTATCGCGGCGATGCGCTGATTCAGAAACAATATACGGCAGACTTCTTGGATAAGACGCGATGTAAGAACACGGGCGAGATTCCGCAGTATTATGTGGAAGAGCACCACGAGGCGATTATCCCGCCGGACTTATTTGACTTTGTGCAAGCGGAGATAAAGCGTAGAGAACAGAACGGGAAGCACAGCGGCGTGAGTATCTTCGCAAACAAAATCAAATGCGGCTGCTGCGGCGCATGGTACGGGGCGAAAGTGTGGCACTCCACGGATAAGTACCGCAGGATCATCTACCGCTGCAACAAGAAATATGCCCACAAGGAGAAGCCGTGCAGCACACGGCATTTGACGGAAGAGGAAATCAAACGGATTTTCGTTAAGGCTCTGAACTCCTTGGTGGAAGTCAAAGAGAATGTGATTGCGGAACTCAGATCCCTGATTAACGGCGTTTGCCAGACAGGGGAGTTGACTGAGGAACACGATAGAACAGAGCAGGAACTCTGCGTTTTGACAGAACGGCTCGAAATGCTGATTCGTGAGAATGCACGGGTGGCACAGGATCAGACGGAGTATCTGAAACAGGAAAATAAGATTCGTGCACACTATCTGGAAAAGCAGGATCATCTGATGAGGTTGGACGAGCAAATTGCCGAAAGGGAGAGCAAGAGAAACACCTTGGAGGGCATGATTCAAGTGATATGCGGTATCAACGGGGAGCAGGTTGCGTTTGACGAGGAGCTATGGAGTGGGCTGCTCGACCACATTGTGGTTAAGGAGGGCGGAGCGGTGATTGTTGTTTTCAAGGGCGGGATTGAGATTGGTGTTGAGGGGTGAGAATATAGGAGAGCTTCCATTCGTCATATTGTATGTTTTGAATATCTCTTTCAAAGAAGCATTAGGCAACACGGCGTGTTCTATGGTATAATTTTCATAAATAACCAATATCTTGATATAGGACAAAAGGAGAATATTTGTTTGATTTTGGATAAGCTAAAAAATTTTTTTGACTTGCATGGAGACATTGCGTCAATACAGGAAATTACAGAGCGGATCAACGCTGGCGTTCAATTTCGGGGGACGAATCTCAGTGTCCTGATGCTGGCGATCTTCATTGCCTCCATCGGTCTCAATATGAACAGTACGGCAGTCATTATCGGCGCGATGCTGATCTCTCCGCTGATGGGGGCGATCCTTGGGATTGGCTATGGACTTGCTCGTTATGACGGCACATATATCCGTTCCAGCGCAGGGAGTCTGTTCGCCCAAGTGTTCATTTCGGTGGCCGCATCGACGCTTTATTTTTCCCTCACCCCCATAGATACACCCTCGTCGGAACTGCTTGCACGGACATCGCCGACCATCTGGGATGTTTTGATCGCGGTCTTTGGCGGTCTCGCGGGCATCATCGGCGTAACCCGCAAAGAAGGTGGGAATGTCATTCCCGGTGTTGCGATTGCGACGGCACTTATGCCGCCTCTCTGTACCGCAGGGTATGGCATTGCCACGGGCGTGACGGCGTACACCGTGGGGGCGCTCTATCTGTTCTTTATCAACAGTTTCTTTATTTGCCTGACGGCATTCATCGTCCTGAAAATCATAGATATCCCCTCCAAGGTCGAGCGGGACTCCGTGGAATTTTCAAGACAGAAACTCTATTTGCTGACCGCTGCCATACTTGTCACATTGCCCAGCTGTTTTTTTGCATATCAGAGCGTGCAGGAAAATCTGGAGAACGAGCAGGCAAAGAGTTATATCGAGGAGAATTTCAAAGCACCGCCCCGTCTGGCAATCTCCTATACGTTGGACAACGAGAAGAAAATGCTGACGGTATTTACGACTGCCGGAATACCGGAGGACGACTTGGCGGCATTGACGGAAAAGCTGCATGAAAAGACACATCTCAGACCGTTCCAACTGGAGGTCTTTTCTGCGGAGACAGTGGAAGAGCGAGAAAAGATGGAGGCGATGATTGAGCGGCGACTCAGCGAGGTTGAAAAAAGAGCCATTCCCTCTGTGCAGGAACAGCAGACCGTGACCGCACTCAAGTCTGCCCGCGAGGAAAGCGAGAAGAAGGGGACTTACATCTTGGACTGGAATCGTGAGGCACGCATCGTATTTCCGCAAATCTCCCGCATTGCCGTCGGGAGTGTACACACCCCGGATCCGGCGGCGAATAAAGCGGCGTCTCTGCGTGAAACGCACATTGCGTTCGTATATCTCCAAGCCGATCTGGACGAAGCGGCGCGTACACGTCTGACCGAGTGGCTTTCTGCCAAAGCACAGCGCAGTGTAGAGGTACATTTCCTGCCCGAAGCCCCTGTAGTAGAGGAAAATGAGGCGACGTAATCAGTGCTTGTGGACGGATTTCGTATGTTGTGAAGAAAAAACACATAGGACTGCATAATGACCTGCCCCCCAAAAGTTAGGGAAACGCTGAAAAATTCTTTTGTTGCACGATTGAGCTCCGAAATATTACATTAGAGGAAGACAGCAACACGACGAGAGAGAGGCAACATCATGGTGCAGCAAACCTTTACCGACATGGAGTACGCAAACCGCAAGAGAACAACACGGCGTGAAGCCTTTCTGCAAGCCATGGAATCCATCATTCCTTGGAACGAATGGATGGCGCTCATCGCGCCGCACTATATCCAGAAAGAGCGTGGCAGAAAACTGATCCCGCTTGAGACAATGTTGCGTATGTACATCCTGCAGATCCGGTTCGGTCTCTCGGACGAGGGAGTCGAGGATGCCATCTATGACAGCTACGCCATGAAACACTTCCTGAAGATCGACTTCTCCAGAGAACAGACACCCGATGCCACGACACTCCTTCACTTCCGCCACTTGCTGGAAAAACACGACATCACGCGCAAGATCTTTGATGACGTAAAACAGCGGCTGGACGCCTCGGGGCTCATCATGCACGGCGGTACAATCGTTGACGCAACCATCATTCATGCACCGAGTTCGACCAAGAACGCCACGAAGACCCGCGACCCTGAAATGCACTCCGTCAGGAAAGGGAATCAATGGTTCTTCGGCATGA